ATACAAATAGTTTCAATGTTGACAAATTATCAACGAAATTTAGAATGATTCTAAATAAGGAAATTAACTTAAAGGTGGTGAAAAACGGTTAAATTATTAACCTAAGAGATATTTTTCTTACGCTTGTAGATGTACTCCTGGTACTTAGTGAATACCAAGTGGTTTATTTTATTGTGTTTTTTACACTCTTTGCACTTTAGCCAATGGTGTACGGTTCCTGCTGCAGTTACTACCTTCTTATTGTATGCGTAATTGATGCTACCGCATTCAGGACATTCATATTTTTCACCTCCATGTTGCACTGCATAGTTATGTTGTGGGGTTGCATAGCTGTTGAGCTTATTGAATACCGCCTCAAGCACCTCAACATCCATCTTGCAATAGGCTACCATCTTATTTAGGGCCTCCTGGTCCTTCCTAAATACTATATCCTTCCACAAATCAAGCCCTCCTGTATCCATCTTAGCCCCTACCTTGAGCAATTTGGCAATGTAATCGAGCTTGTTGCTGTTAAAATTAAAGTATTTTTTAGCCCATTTAAGCGTGTCTATGGTCTTAACGGTTGGCATTACATCAATGCCATGGAATAAGGCTCTTGTTCGCACCCATTTGAGGTCAAACTTATCACCATTGTGGGCCACTATCTCATCGGCTTGAGCCATTACTTTAATGAACTCCTTGAGCATGGCCTTGTCGCATTGGCTCTTGGACCATGTTAAGCTATGTATTTCATCCTCACCTTCCCATTTATAGCAGATGCAAATAATAGCCCTCTCATGGATGATATCACCCGGGTTGATGGTTAGGTTATATCCTGTCCGCCAGAATATACCGACATTGAAGGAGGTCTCAATGTCATAAAATAAACGTTTCCTCATCTGTTGAGTTTACTGAGTAGTGCTGACCATGCCAATCGAAGCACAAAGGGTATGGCTAAGCCTAACCAAAACGGCCACCACCTGGTAATATAGGTGACTTTCTGCTCTGCTTTTGCTTTCTTTACAATGGTATCTCCTTTGATTTTCTCTATCTTTATTCTCTCCCTCATTTCTACCTTGGTCTGCCACCTCGTTTTAGGGATCGTCACTATATCATGCTGTATAACCGTATCACGATACGCAATAATTTTCTCCCACACTATGGTGTCATTCTTAATAACAGGGATACTGTCAATGGTAGCGATCCGGATAGTGTCACTACCCACCTCAACCTTGAGACCATTAGCCATGGCTCTTTTATAATGCCATTGAGCTCGCTTAGGAGCTGAACAGGATACGATCAGTATCAATAATGGTAGGATATATCTCATAATGCTTGTAACATTGCTATCATTCGAGGGCATGGGTAGATATCACTCTTATCTTTTCGTACACTGTTATGTGTGTAGATCCCTGGAGTGCCTTTGAAGGCTTCCGTATCAATGGCAAATATCTCTTTTCTGTATGCCTTGGGTATGTTGTAGGTCTCACACAGGTACACCAATAACTGCCGGGTGCTTTCAATCTGTGCATCGGTATATTTATGCCACAGCACATGACCTTTGAAGGGCTTATCCAGGATAGTGACCTCTGATGGGTCAATAATACCCTTCACATAATTCATGTACTTTCCATTGACCTGCTTTAATGGGCCCCAGTTGCATACCTCAATGCCTACAGATAGCTTGTTGAGGTTCTGATATCTCACCCCATGAGGTGCAAAGTCCTGGTTATCTATGCCAAGGTGGTATGCCCAGTGCTTCGAGCTGAAGCATTGCACTATTGTACCCTTGTTACCTATGACAAAAGCAGTAGCTATCCTCTCAGAATTGCTTTGCCACCATCGTGATACGGCTACAGCATCACCGTTGCCTGCTGTATGGTGCAGGTAGATCTGTGTTTTCTTAGACTCCTCAGGAAAGTATTGATTGTCAGATAGGCGTGCCTGTAATATCTTGGTTGTGTCTAATTTCATCCGTGTCCTTTTTGATTTCCTTAGCTCTTGCGAATAGGTTCTTCATTGCCTGCCATAGGTCGAGGCCCTTTACTGCCTTGTAATTTTCATTGATTGATACCACTTCAATGGATACCAGGATCAATGATAATATCTTTGTGAGCATTAAAGGTACAGAAAAAAATGTCAACACTATATCATTAAGGATAAAATAGTCAATGAGATAGAATAAAATCACGGTTACCTCATAGAGTAACATCTTAGATATCACAGCAGACAACCTGCGTGAACTGATTTTTTCCTTTTTCTTACGTGCTTTCCATATGCCTGTAACGGTATCCATACCAATTGCGAACCCTATCAGGAACATCAGCCCCCAAATGGGTGTAAAAAATGCACTAACCATGCTAATATATATGGGCCATTTAGATTGAAACGCTGAAAATAATATGGATAGCTGTGTTTTCACAGAATTAGAATGCTGTTATTGTACCCATTTTCACGGAAGTTACCGCACATCCCTGTGCAAGTCAACTGCCAAGGAGTGATGCACTGGCAAGTGGCGAACATAGGCCGTAGGTCAGTATCTGTATTGAGTGCTGATATGAAAATTGGAAATAGATTTTTGTTAGCCAATAGCCATCTGATCAGCCTCTGCTCAAAGAATGATGCCTTCTGTGCATAGTGCTCCATGCCAAAGGCTACCTCACCACGTGATACGCTTGCTGAGTAGTCGCCGTTTTGAGTCTGAAGACCTTTGTTTTTCAACTGATAGCTTAATCCAAACACAGCATCCTCTGCTGACCTCCATGCAATGACCGGCTGAATAAATTCAACCAGGGTTATTTCATCATTGGTCAAGGTCTGAGCATTGTATGCAGTGAGCAGATGGTTGTAGAATGTGGTGCCAAGGATAGGCTGTATCCTTAGAGCACTCTGAGTAGCTATGTATGGTGTCACATCCGTTACATCCACATTGGCTGTGATGGGTGTGTTGGTCTTGAGGTAGTTTTCAGTTATGAAGTAAAGCATTACTGAGCTGTGTTAGTTGGTTCGTCAATAGGAGGGAGTTGAGCCAATGCTCGTATCTCATTGGTAGTCATTTTTTCAAGCACCTTGTTAAGTAATGGCTCACTCAAGGTGTTCAATGCCTCTTTTACCCGGGTAGTATCATCATCTACCTCAACAATGGTATCACCAATGATTTGGTAGTTATTGATAGTAAATTCAGCAGGCAGCTTAGCAATGCCAAGGAGCTCATTGAAGATAGTATCTACCTGGGCACGTATCTTTTTGACTACGTTTTTCTCAAAAATTACATAAGCCTGCTTAATATCCGAGCCACTACCCAAGGAGCCTGTGGTTCTAACACCCATAAGAATAGGGTCGATAGTGTGAGCAAAACAAATTTGCTCAGTATTGAGGGCAGATGCCTCATGAAATAGCTTATCATTTGCGTTAGTTGGTAGTGCTTCTATCTTTGGAAGTTGATCCTGGCTATTGGCAAAGAATGCAACCGCTTTACCTGCATTCTGTGCACCTTTTAACCTGTCAATAGTCTCCTTGATCATGTGCTTCTCCTCCTCCGATTGTGGTCGCTTAGGGAACATCATAGCAAAGGAAGGAAAAATGCTGTTTTGAATGTTACTTTTTGCAAAGTATGACAGCTCACCCGAGAGATATGCAAAATTCAAAGCCGATGTATACTGAGGTAGCGGATAGTAGTCCTGCCCAACAGAATGAACCTCAAAGCAATAGAGCTGAACTTCATCTTTGCAGGTCATGTGGTAGGGTTTTATCTCTACAACATCCAACCTTTGGCTCCAGTCATTGCTTAAATAGTACTTTTTCTTGCACCGTGATACCCTTACTTTCTCAGGGCTTACATTATATACCTTAACAAGCTTACCTTTTTCATTAAATACCAGCTTAAAATAGATCCTATTATGCAATATCAACTGCTGAGTAACCGCCTCAACTGTATGCTTGAGTTTAATCTTACGCTCCCAGGTGTATAGATCTACCTTCTCCTGTGCTGTTAGCTTCTCAGCATCCAAGGCATAGCCTCCACCGATAACGGCATTGGTCTTGAAGTCCACAATGGCACCATGAAGGGGTGAGCTGAAGTACATTTGATTCAGCACCTCGGGATATAGGTTCCCCTCACCGAAGTCTACCCAGTTACCTGCAGTCCATCTACCATTGACGTAGGGTAGTGTCAAGTTACCTCTACCAACAGGTAGGAATGGGGTGCTAAAAGCCTGGTATCCTTCCACGACGGTAGGACCCTGCTCTTGTTTTCTTGTAAAAATATCGTACCAGGCCATATCTATGTGTATACTGATGAAGGTGCAGGTCCACTAACTACCATCCTACCCTCCTCAATGACTACACCTGTGGTCTGTGCAATGCTTAACGGAAGGGTGAATGGTCCACTCTTCTCATATATCTCATAGGTATATTGTCCTACAACAAGGCTGAGGTCAGTGGGCTCTACTAAATTGAATAAATTATAACGCTCAGGATACGATGATGTATCTGCAGCAGTGAATAAGATCTGCGTGCTTGTGTTGGTATCAAATTCGTTTGTAAACACAAAGAGGTAACTCGGGTTGGAAACCGTTGTTACCTCTGTAAGTGTGAGGACTATTTTGTTACTTGAATTTTGAGCAATGTAGATCATCTAAGTATATTGTCAGACCTACCGTAGAATGTTCAAAATTAGAAGTTAACCCCGATAGCTTGAAGAGCAGCAGGAGTCATGGTTACCTCGTATGCAAGGAACTCATTCTCTGCTACCAAAGTAACTGAGTATTTAGAACCATCTGCACGAGCTGTACCGGAACCTTCACCTGAAGCAGATAACTGCATATAAGGGAAGTACCAATACTTACCGTTAGCATCTTTTACGATGGCAGATAGGTACTGCTGTCCTGAACCCAAGATTTTGATAGCTCTTGAAGTAGCCATCTCTCTTCTGTGGAACATTAAGTTAATAGTCTGAGTAACGAATGAGCTACCATTTACAAGGTCAGCAGCTAATTCCTCAGTGTAGTTGGATGTATTTCTACGGATGTAGTAGTCAGTGAAAGTGATAGTAGGAGTCAAAGAGAAAGCCGTAACCTCCCAATCACCAGGGTTAGTGGTGTTAACTGTCACACTCACTACATCATCCTGTGGGATTAAGGCTATCCCATGCAAGCCGCCTGAGCTATTCTCACAGCTCTTGGCAACCGCTTCTAATGCTTGACAAACATTTGGCATGATTAAAGTGTATTAAAGAGCCCCCTTTGCAGAGGGCTCAAGATTATTATTAAGAATAGAAAACGATTTCAGTAGGGTTCACGAAGTGGAAGCCAATCTTCATGTCCGCACGAGTACGGATGTAAGGCTCAGCAACAGTGTCACGTAGGTTAACCGCACGCAAATCAGAGCTATCTCCTTCAGCATCGAATGCATAGATAAGGTTATCTTTCAACGTGATAACAAAGGTGTTGTTAGACATCCCTTGGCACTGAACGATTTTGATACCTAAGTAAGTCAAAGACAAATCTTGAGTGATGTATGCATTGGTGTTACCTGATGCTACTCCTAATCGGTAGATGTTTACCAATTGAGTAGGAAGGTAGATGCGTAGGTCCTCAGTCTTGGAAGCTACAGATGCAGGCAATGCAGCGAATGCAGTAGAGATAGCAGTCTCAAGAGCAGTGAAGTTACTGATAGTACCAGTACCACCGTTAATCACCCCACCAGGTCCTACAGCAGCAGTCAACTTTTTCTCATAACCATCACACAATGCAAGTGTAGGGTTCAATGAAGTTGTATCACCCTGCCAACGGATGCTTTCGATGTCTTGAGCTATA